AGCCTGGGCTCGTGTATTCATATGTGTCGGTAGACCTTTTTTGAATGAAACTAAATCATTGTCCTTAGCTGCATTTCGCATTTTAGTGGCGCTCATTCCAGAAGCACCATCAGCATCCGGGTCGCGCGCGCCCGCGGATACAACTTCAATTTTATCATACTTAAATTCAGTACCATTATATTTGTCTAGTAGGGCCTGGTATTCAGGGACCCTATCGCTGCCAGCGACCAGATAAAGAACTTTGTATTTCTGATTTAAATGTTTTATCATTTCAATAAAAGTGCGAATCTCTGCAGTTGCACCAGTAATATTGGCACCAGGAAACATCTCACGGGCCCATTTAACTTTATCCGTAATATTAAGAGGATTCTTTTTAGGATCTTGAGTTTTACTAAGATAAATTACGTGGTCACATTTATTAGCTTTACCTGTATCAACTACTTTTTTAACTAATAAGCCATGCCCGGTAGTAGGAGGCTGAAACCGCCCGAAGGCAGCAACCACACATTTAGATGTTGCTTCATTGAGATATTCCCTAAATGAGATCATTTTTGTATTACCTAGTAATTATAACTGTTTTAACTCAACAGAACTTGAGTTGTACATATTTATCTCGACTTTTCAAAACCCTTGACAACTTCCGATGAAAAGTTCGCTTGTGAAAACGTAAATCTATCCACAAGTTTGATAGCTTTATCCCCATTAATAGCAACAAATCCCTCTGGGTTGGTTACCTTATATCCATTCTTGGTTTTAAGATAATGACTCAAACCGTTAATAACTTTCATCTTATCAAGCATCAGATCCTTTAGCGCATCTATTGATTGGGTTAATTCAAACATAGTAGCAATTTTAACTGTAGAATATTCCTCAAAATATTTTAAAGCCTCAATGCGTTTTATTTCAAGTGTAGATTTACTTTTTTCCGTCTTCTTTGAATCAATTTCTTTTTGATATCTAGCATGAATGAAATCATGGAATCCAGTTGCCATTTGCATTGGGGTAATTGACTTATTATTTTTTCTAACAAGAGAGTTAATATAAATCAAAACTAAACTAGACAGCTCTGGGTGGGTAGAAATATTATTAACGAGTTTGGAATCTAATCTCTGAAACTGTTGACCAATCTCTTTTAATAGCAACTCAACCGTAAGATATTCACCAGCGCTCAGAGTAAATTCAGCCGTGTCATCAGTTAATGTGGCGTCAATAGCCCATACATTAGGAGTAGTTTTGAACTTTGTTACAATATTTTTGCCAAAGTTAGCTTTAAGGTTGGCAAAACTATCACCTGTGTATGTGGTGTGAAAGACTATACCCAGTTTAGATTTTAGAATCTTTTTAGCTAAATCCGAGGTCTTAGGCACCGCATATGCAATAGTGTTTGGATGAAACTTGACCATTGCCTCGCCATCAATGGTTTCAGTTTTTAAATCATCAGATGTATACATTAAATCACCCTGATAGATTCCAGAAGTGATACCTAATTCGACACCATATTTTAGTAGAGTACTAAATTTATCTCTAAGTTCGCCCGATAACTCAGAATCAATGTCAGCCTGTGTCTTATAGACTTTGGGATTCTTATTGAAGATACCTTTTTTGGCCACAAAAAAGACACCGTCTGCTGGATCAACCCCTAGGATTACGCTCGGCGCGCCATCCCATTTTACGCTATACACATTCCTTGATGACTTGGAAAATATCTTTCGCATATCACGGAGGTAATCAACTGCCTTTTTTGTGCCGGCAATACCTTCAATGAATAGCAAATCCGAGAGATGCGTCATGTGAGAATTTACCTCTGACGCCTCATTTAGCCAACTTTTAAAACTTTGCATGATAATCTTAACTTATAATTTTAGTATTTATCAGCCAAGATAATCATATTTTAACTCTAGTCTACGAATTGAGTATTTGAAATCCTCTTTTACATAAATGGCTAGTCTATCATTAAGATGATTAAGAGTTATGTTATTTCTAGCTTTTGGTGAGGCTCGATAATCGTCGGCAATGTCATATATGGTAGCATGAGTCTTACCTTCTTTTAATCGAAGTGTTCTTCCAATTGATTGGCGAATACGAATTGCAGATTTACCTGGGCAGGCAAAGATTAAATTTTCTAGACTAGGAATATTAATTCCTGTTGACATTAGGGATTCAGTGGCTACAACAATGGCACTCTTATCATTTTCCAAAATGAGACGAATTCTATCCCGTTCCTCTACTTCTACACCACCGTGAATAAAATAAACTGCTCTTGTGTCACCTACATTTTCTTTTATGAGATCATATAAAATTTGCCCATGGGTAGCAACAAAGCGGTATAAAATTAATGTATTACCAGATAATGATTTTGCGAGGTTGGCAATAAAGGCATTACGTGCAGGATTAGAGATAATCTGTTGAAGTTCTTCTTTGTAATCCATTGACTTTAACATCTTACAGAACTCTGGGGGATGTTTGAGGATAATAACTTTAATGTCGATTGGAACAGCCTGGCCAGCTGCAATCAATTCGGAAGCAGATATAATCTCGTGAGCCGGACCCAATAGACCTATTAACACCAGCTTATTACAAAGTGCATCGTGTAGGGTACCGGTGGTTCCAATTCTATGGCTTGTATTGACGAACCCTTCAATGGTCGCAGAAACAACAGCCGCTTTTAATGTGTGAGCCTCATCGGCTAGCAATACATCGGTATTTGCAGTTAGTGCCAAATAGTTCTTTGTATCACTTTTGTGCATACTAGCCAATGTCTGCCAAGTTGAAATTGTAACCGGCTTATTAAAGATTCGTTCCTTGCCAGAATATAAGCCGTGGATGTGTTTATCTACATCGAAATCATTAGCCGTACTGTAATCCTTAAAGTCGCTAACCATCTGATTCACCAAACTTACAGTCGGTACAATAAGAACAATAGACTGTTCTTTGTCTAAGCAATAGCGAATGATCGAATATAAAATCAATGACTTGCCAGAGCCAGTAGCACTTACTAGAATTAATCTCTTATTTGAAAGAGCCTTATAAACAGCATCAATCTGGTAATCTCTAAGTTGAATTGAAACACCACGACCGGTTAGATTAAGCCCATGCATGTAATCCGATACTTCGGCTCTGGTAATCTTGATCGTGGGATTTAACTCTCTGGCAATATCAATCTCATAACCATTGGATCTAGAAAATTTATGTACTAGTGAAATTAACCCAGTGTACAATAATTTGTTACGGGTGTTGAGTAACTTAATGTTTCCGTCCCATTGACCAGATTTAAACTTGGGTGTAAATTTAGCACCAGGGACACTAAAGGTAAAATATTCCTGAAGTTCCATTTCCACCCCGTAGTCATCACAGTTTACACGGACATGAGTTTCATTATAAGGAGTAACTGTGATTTTTGACATAATATAGTTGTAAGGGGGTTATGCAATGTCAATTAGAAAAGTCACTGACACCTAACGCCGCTTCATAGGTAAGCTCAAAAATATCTGGCTTGCAGGGGTAGAACTCACCCTTCACGCCCTTGATGATGTAGTCACCGACACTGACTATGTGACTGCCCTCAAGCGTAGCGATACTCCAGTGCAGCACTTCGTTTCCCTTCATACCTATACCCGCCGTTGTCAGCCCCGGCCATCTCTCCTGAATGGCCTGCATTTTTCCTTCTGACCCATCCCATTGCATGGCTTCAATCACAACTGGTTTTTTTCTGTACATTGGCATTTTGTTTTTCCTTTCGCCGTCACCGGCATAACATTTCATTCAACGCGGATCGCTCCGCGCCCGTTTAATTCAGGCGTTGGGTATCTTTGCGACTACTCCCATGACACAGATTGATTTTTCAAGGCTGGCAAAATTGGGGGTTCAAAATTGTGAACCTCTTTATTTATCGCATCCGTTCCTAAAAGATGGGCATTCCGCGAGTAAAGCAAACGCGACGATCACATACGTCAAACACCGTGACATGGTGTGGTACCACAGCTTTTAGGAAACACGCGGCTAAGTTGTTGATTCTATTACATTATTTATGCGGTTTTCAGCATTCCAAGGAATGCTGACAAATGACTTGTACAAAGTGTTACATAAAATATGACAAGTTTATTTTCGGCTCGAACTTTTCTGGATATAATAAACTATGTATTCCGGTTGTTCGGTAAGTGGTTCAATTGCCTGCTCTGAACTTGGCCCAGTCTATAGCATTTCTAATATTAAATGAGCGGGCTTTGATCTCTCCTAGAACTGAATCTAAAAAGCCAATAATGATTTTTAGATATTCCTGACGCCCCAATAGGACTTGTACATCAGGCGATGCTAAGATTAAATCACCAATATCCGCTCTAAGGGTTTTGTAGTGCCATTGTTCCCATTCACGTTCTTTTAACTCAGCACTTGGCATCTCGCCACGAAAGTATCTGCCACGAGCAACCTGAAGTGTGGCCACTTCCATTTGAAGTTTTACTAATTGTAATTTAATGTTGATATTTTCATTGATGTA